CTAAAGCACCTTGACAAGCCTTTAACTCTTGAATGACAGAAGTCTGAGGCATTTCAGTCACATCATGGCGGCTTATAGATGCACCGTCAAACGCATCCCCGTTACATATCACCGCATTTGGGGCAAACTCTTGGATAGCCCATAAAAGCCCTTTAAAGGCTGTTGAGCGTTGACCGGGGATGAAGTGGGCATCAGAAAAAACCAGTACGGTACCGTTTTCTATGCCAAGGTTGATCTGTTTAAGTGGAGAATGGGACTTTTGTCTGGCATCGTACAAGGCGCTTCGATGGTCAACAGCGTGCATTTTGCCTATACGTTCTTCCATTTTGCGTCTGCGGTAATTCACAGATCTATCCGAAATGCCAAGAATCTTTGCTATTTTTGCAACAGATTGATGCTTGTTCCAAAGGTCAATAAACTCTTCGTCCGTGCAAGCTGTTAAACCATTACTTGATGACATGAGAATCCTTAAAGAGTAAGTTTTCTAACAGATTGATGACCCTGTGTTCTTGCTTTTCTATTTCATCTTCGGAGGATTTAGGGTCTTGAGTTACCGTCATAAGATCGTGCAAGAAAATATGAAGTAATTCGTGAAGTGCGGTTTTATCTAGGCTTTCTGGAGTGATCTTTTCTGATCCAAAGTCACCTAACCTGTACGTTGCAAGCCTTGCAACATCGTTAAATTCCACAGATGCCATGGCTGATTTGGCTGGTTTGAAACCTTTTTCAATACGCCAATCCCCAAGACTTAATACCTGTTGCCACTTTTTAACACTTTGGGCAAAGTAAGCTGCATCTTCAGGTGTAGGAATATTCATAAGAGTTAAACCATTTTGGTAAACGCAGAAAACAAACTTATGATTTATAAAATAAAATTATCTCAAGTTTATGACACAAATAAATGTTGCAGTGGTTTAAGGGTAATGGTATAAATAAGCATCCGGGCTTTCCGGTGTATCAAACTGTCCCGGCAGACGACATACCGATTGATGCACTTAACTTGTATGTAAGGAATACATCATGGGATTCGCAACTCACCTTGGCCCTTGGCTCTTGGGCACTGTCAAAAACACAACTGGCACAACTGCCGGCACAGTTCAAAATACTGGCTGCACTATTGTTGCTCAGACTTTCAATCTGACTGCCGCTCAAGTGGCTACAGGTAGCATTTCCGCAGGTTACATCCCTGCTGGCGCTGCAATTACCTCAGTTCAGATCTTGACAACTACTTTGTTTGCTTCAGCTACTACGCTGAAAGTAAGCATTGCTGGTGTTGATACAGCTACCGCTACGACAATCACATCTGCTGGTACATACCCCATCACTTTTGCGGCAGGTTTCACACCTACACAAGCAAACGTTGGCGCTACTGATGCAGCATTGACATTTACAACTACCGGTTCTTCATCAACTGGTGCTGCGACTGTGATCGTTGCTTACATTGTGCGCAACACTGACGGCGCAATGCAACAGTCTTCACAGCAAAACTAATTAATCTAGGGGGCTTCGGCCCCCGTTTACAAGGAGATTAATTATGAATCAGACACCTGTTAAACAGGCGCATATAAACGCTAGTGGATTCATGGTTCTCGGTCGTAACCGAGTCAAAGCCATTTCATTTACTGGCTCCGCGACTGCTGGATACGTTTCTTTATTTGACACCACTGTTGCTCCGGTAACTACGGCAACTTATGGTCGTTCTGGTACAACCATCACTGTTTCATCAACAGGTCACGGTTTAGTTACTGGACAAGTAGTTGGTTTTGATTGGGCCGCTGGTACAGGCGGCACTGCTACAAACGGCAATTATCCAATCACGGTAACAAACGCAAACACGTTTACCGTTACAGACATTAACTCTGGCAGTATTACGGCTGGCGCGGCATTGGTTTATGCAAGCCGCTGGATATTGACGTATGACGTAGCGGCAAACGATTCGTACAACAATTCACCATTCATTCCTGATGATGGCGTAATTGTTACCGATGGTGTTTATGCCCAAATGAGTAACGTTGTAGCTTGCAATATTTATTATGGCTGAAACAAAACAGGCAACATTGATGGGGCGCAAGCTGTTCATAGGCATTCCAGCTTATGACGGCAAGTTAAACATCAAGACCGCATTTGCTCTGGCGCAGTTAATGCCCAAGGCGATGAGTCTTGGTGTATCCGTCACGTTGTCTGATTTGTCAAACTGCTCCATCATTACCATGGCGCGTAATGCCTTGGTGCATGAATTCTTAAAAACAGATTGCACAGAGCTTCTGTTTATTGACGCTGATGTGGTTGTTCAACCCGATGACATTATGCGATTGATGGCCCAAAGCGGGGACAAAGACATCACCGCTGGAGCATATCCACGCAGAGCCAAGGATGCTAAGTTCTTTGCAGATATTTATTTTGATGAAAACGGCAATCTAGAGTTTGATGGCTCTTTGATGCGTTTAAAACGCGCGCCTACTGGGTTTATGTTGATCCAGCGTCATGTCATTGAGCAAATGGTTTTTAACCATCCAGAGTGGACTTACGAGAAGTCCCCAACAGAAAAAATGTCAGCAGTGTTTGACTTTGCCATCCGTGATGGTAAGTATGTCGGCGAAGACTATTTGTTCTGCGATAGAGCTACTGAGATGGGGTTCACTGTTTACATTGACGTTGACATTAGCTTGCCCCATGTTGGACAAGAAACATTTGAGCGAAACTTCCGAGAGGAAGTTGTGATGCCAATGTTGGAAAACATCTATCAATCTAAATTGAAAGTTGTAAATGGCTAAAGCAACCCCCAAGAAAAAAGGTCCGTCACTGGCCGTTGGTCGTGGTGAGAAGCTACCGGTATCTAAAGGTGCAGGATTAACGGCTAAAGGTCGCGCTAAGTACAACGCCGCAACAGGCAGCAACTTAAAAGCGCCACAGCCAGAAGGCGGCCCACGCAAGAAATCATTTTGCGCTCGGATGTCAGGAATGCCCGGCCCCATGAAAGATGAAAACGGTAAACCGACCCGCAAAGCGGCGTCCCTTGCAAGATGGAAGTGCTGATATGAATGACTCACACGAAACCGCAAAACACGTTGTCGACGCGCTGTCGGTAATGACTGTCGTAGGAACTTTAATGGAAATGTTGCCGTCTATTGCTGCAATCTTTACAATTGTATGGACGAGCATCCGCATCTGGGAAACCGAGACGGTGCAAAATATGTTTGGACGCAAAGGTAATCAAGATGCCGAGTAGTTCTAAAAAACAGCATAATTTCATGGAAGCGATTGCCCATTCGCCGTCGTTCGCCAAGAAAGTAGGAGTTCCACAATCTGTGGGCAAAGATTTTTCTAACGCGGACAAGGGCCGCAAATTTTCTAAAGGTGGCGATATGGCTAAGAGCGATATGAAAGAAGACATGAAGATGGACAAGAAACAAGACGTCTCCATGATTAAAAAAGCATTCAAACAGCACGATGCTCAAGAGCACAAAGGCGGCAAGGGCACAACCTTGAAGCTGGCTAAAGGCGGCACATTCCGCGCTGCTGCTAATGGTATTGCCCAACGTGGTTTGACCAAAGGCAAGCAGATCGAGATGTGCGGTGGCGGCATGACCAAAAAGATGGCTTACGGCGGTAAGTGCTAAATCATGATGGCTAGCCGTGGTATGGGGGCGATGTCCCCCTCCAAAATGCCCAAAGGCGTGAAAAAAGCACGTCGAGATGATACCGACTTCACGCAATACGCTGAGGGTGGAAAAGTAAACGCTGCAGGTAACTACACAAAGCCCGGTCTTCGTAAGAAAATTGTGGCTCAAGTAAAAGCCGCCGCAACCCACGGCACCAATGCAGGCCAGTGGTCTGCACGTAAAGCACAACTTGTAGCTAAAAAATACAAGGAAGCCGGTGGAGGGTACAAAGATTGAAAGCTCCTCAGAAATCGCTTAAGGATTGGGGCGACCAAAAATGGCGCACTAAGTCTGGTAAACCGTCAAGCAAGACGGGTGAGCGATATTTGCCTGAAGCAGCAATTAAATCCTTGTCTCCTCAAGAGTACGCCGCTACAACCAAAGCTAAACGTGCCGGTAAGGCATCTGGCAAACAGTTTGTAGCCCAACCAAAATCAATTGCAAAGAAAACAGCGGGGTTTAGATAATGGCAAAGTTTCCTGATCTGACTGGTGACGGTAAAGTTACCCAAGCAGACGTTCTTAAAGGCCGTGGTGTTGAAGGCATGAAAAAGGGCGGCTCTACAAAAAACTTTATTCAAGACGCAATTAAAAAGCCCGGTGCATTACGCGCATCGTTGGGCGTCAAGAAGGGTGAAAAAATCCCCGCTGGCAAACTTGCTGCCGCTGCTAAGAAACCCGGCAAGATGGGTCAACGTGCTCGTTTGGCGCAAACCCTTAAAGGTATGAAATGACCACTACCGGCACCACCCTCTTTAACATGGACTTCACGGAGATAGCCGAGGAAGCATGGGAGCGTGCGGGCCGGGAAATGCGTTCTGGATATGATCTGCGTACAGCGCGTCGTTCCATGAACCTGATGACCATCGAGTGGCAATCCAAGGGTATTAACATGTGGACGATGGAGCAGGGTTTTATTAACCTGACTCCCGGATTGAATACGTACGCTTTGCCAACGGATACGATTGATTTGCTTGAGCATGTAATTCGTACAGGTTCAAACACCGCGTCGACGCAAGCCGACCTAACCATTACACGCATTAGCGTTTCTACCTATGCAACTATTCCAAACAAGCTTCAACAAGCTCGCCCAATTCAAGTCTGGATTCAAAGACTTTCTGGCGAAGTTAATCCAACGAGTTCGGTCTTGGTGGGTTCAATTACGGCAACAGACACCACAATAACGCTTAGCACTGTAGTTGGCTTGGCGGGTTCTGGTTTTATTCGTCTGGGCACAGAAGACATTTACTACACCTACATCAGCGGCAATGTTCTGGGCGGAGTATTCCGTGGACAGAATAATTCAACAGCTGCATCGCATGCTAATGGTGATGCCGTGTATGTACCCCAGCTTCCCGCTGTGACGGTCTGGCCTACTCCTGACAACTCGGTGCCCTATCAGTTCGTATACTGGAGACTCAGGCGTGTTAAAGATGCAGGCTCTGGCGTTGAGACTGCCGACATGAACTTCCGTTTCCTGCCTGCTCTGGTGGCTGGCTTGGCGTACCACATTGCCGTTAAAGTGCCTGAGCTAATGCCTCGCATTGAGATGCTAAAACAGATGTACATGGAGACGTTTGAGATTGCCGCAGGCGAAGACCGTGAGAAAGCTCCGGTCAGGTTTGTCCCACGTCAGACGTACATTGGTAGCACATAATGGGAAATAGGTTTGCATCAGGCAAGAAAGCGATTGCTGAATGTGATCGCTGTGGCCAGCAATATTTATTGAAGCAGCTTAAGACCGAGATTATTAAGCAGCGAAAGTATGAGTTGCTTGTGTGTCCTGAGTGCTGGGACCCCGATCAGCCGCAGTTGATGTTGGGTACGTTTCCTGTTGATGATCCACAGGCTTTGCGTAACCCACGCAAGGACACAACGTATGTGACCTCTGGTGTAAACGTTAATGGTTACGTCTCAGGTGGCTCGCGTGATATTCAGTGGGGCTGGTACCCGGTTGGCGGGGCTAGTAATTTTGATGCAGGTTTGACCCCCAACTACTTGGTGGCAACGACATTTGTTGGTACAGTAACGGTATCTTAAGGAGATAAGTATGTCATACACACGATCAGCCGACGGCATTGCTCAAAAAGGCAAAACCAAAGGCACAAATTTAGGTAATAGCGGTCCCATGCAAAAAGAAATGATGGGCGGCAAAAAGACAGCTGGCGTAACCGGTCAAGCTATGCGCGCAGTCGGACGTAACATGGCCCGCGCAATGAACCAAAAGCGAGGCTAATCATGGCTACATTTAGCAAAAAAATGATGGGCAAAGAAGTTGGCGATGCCAAGGTTTATGCTAAGCCACACACCATGACCGGCAAAGAAGTTAAAGCTTCTACAAACCCCGGCAAGGAACCTAACCGTAGCAAGCTTGATACGCTTGACATGAGTGTTGGTGCGGAAAGCAAATCTGCCGGTGACGAACAAGTAAAAACTAGCGGCATCAAAATGCGCGGTACGGGCGCAGCTACTAAAGGCTTGATGTCTCGCGGCCCTATGGCCTAAGGTTTAAACCATGACAATGACATACGCTCAGCTTGTTACTGCTGTACAAGATTACACGCAGAACACGTTTGACACGACTACGATCAATACAATGATCCAGCAGGCGGAGCAGCGCATCTATAACACGGTGCAGCTTGCCAGTTTGCGTAAAAATGTCACGGGCGTATTGTCATCTGGCAACAAGTATTTGGCTTGCCCTGTAGATTTTTTGTCGGTATATAGCCTTGCCATATACCCAGCTTCTGGGTCAGGGGACTACTTGTATTTGCTAAACAAGGATGTGAACTTCATTCGTGACGCATATCCTAACCCCGCAAGCACAGGTAAGCCCAAGCACTACGCCATTTTTGGCCCTCAGTCTACCAACGTCAATGAGTTGTCGTTCATCCTTGGCCCAACGCCAGATGCCAACTACAACGCAGAATTGCATTATTTTTATATTCCCGAATCTATTGTTACTGCAAGCACCTCTTGGCTTGGTGATAACTTTGATTCTGCATTGTTATATGGAACATTATGTGAAGCCGGTGTGTATATGAAAAGCGCACCTGACGATGGGATGTATAAAATGTACCAAGAGCGTTATGTCCAAGCTATTGCATTGCTTAAAAACCTTGGCGACGGCAAACAACGTATGGACGCATACCGTGACGGTCAAGTAAGGGTTCCAGTATCGTGAGTAGTATTGTTCAAACCCAAACGACCAGCTTCAAAGCGCAGCTGTATCAAGCCGTCCATAACTTGCTTACGGACACGCTTAAGATTGCGCTGTACACAGCAAATGCCGATTTAAACGCAGATACCACTGTTTACACAACTTCAAACGAAGTTAGTGGTGGTGGGTATACTGCTGGTGGCGTAACCTTGACTGGCGTAACGTTAAATACATCTGGTTCTACGGTCTACGTAAACTTTTCTAATGTTGTGTTTAATGCTTCTGTGACTGCACGTTGCGCGTTAATTTATAACGTTACCCAAGGCAATAAATCCGTTGCTGTGTTGGACTTTGGGTCTGACAAAACCTCCACCAATTTCACCATCACAATGCCTGCTAACACAGCAACGGCAGCATTGATTCGTTCTTCTAACTAAGGAGTCACCATGACTATTGACAAAATGACTGCCACCGACATGGTGCAAGCCACAACCAAATACAACACAATGCCTGAAGACCAAATGTCTATTCACGGCCACTACACTGCCGTTTGCTACGATGCTGCCGGTAACGTAAAATGGTCTGATGAGATTGAGAACTTGGTAACTACCGTTGGCAAGAACTTTACATTGGACACCACGCTAGGCAACACCGCTGGCGGCGCAGTTGTGATGGGCCTCAAGGGTACAGGTACTGCAGTTGTGGCCGATACACAAGCCTCTCACGCAACATGGAATGAAGTGGGCGGCACAAATGCTCCTACTTACTCTGGCAACCGTCCTACACCTTCATTTAGCTCTGCCTCTTCTGGTAGCAAGGTTACATCATCTGCGGTGTCATTTTCCATGACTGGCACAGGTACAGTAGCTGGTTGCTTTATCAACATTGGTGGCAGCTCAACCAAAGACAATACAACTGGAACCCTGTTCTCTGCTGGAGACTTCTCTAGTTCTAAGTCTGTGGTTAACGGCGACACAATCGCAGTCACTTACACCGCCACATTGACATAACATGGCATACGGTTGGGGCGACAATACTTGGGGCGCATTTGGTTGGGGTGGTGTTACCGCCTACGCCGATTCCGTCACTGAGACTGCCGCCCTAACCGAGTCTGAAACAGCCCAGACTGCGTATAACGTAAGCACAACTGAGACAGCCGCTTTAACCGATTCTCAAGCGGGTGGGTTGTTTATATCCACTTCCGTAACAGAAACGATTGCCACATCCACGACAGAGTCAGCTACGGCAGTATTTTCCGGTAGTGTTACGGAAACGGCTGCTACAAGCACCACAGAATCTGCCAACGGTACATTCCCCGTTTCCATAACGGAAACCTCTGCTACATCCACAACGGAATCAGTAGCGGCAACATTTGCTTTATCTGTAACCGAAACTGCGGCAACATCCACAACAGAATCGGTAGCGGCAACGTTTGCTAGGAGCATTACGGAAACTGCGGCACTGATAGATTCCAATACGGCCACGACTAGCTACAACGCAAGCGTAGCGGATACTGTAGCTACAAGCACCACTGAGAACGCCAACGCAACCTTTGCGGTGTCTATTACTGAAACTAACGCCATCGTGACGGTGGAAGAGGCTGTAGCCCTGTTTGTTGCTAGTGTGACGGAGTCTGTGGCTATTGCTGAAACTGCGTTAGCTACGTTGATTATGTCCATCACGGAAACAATGGCGGCAACGGACAGTACAACGGTTGGTACGTACTACATTCAATTTATTCAAGAATCTGCCGCCATAAGTGACAATCCGGTGGCGGCTACTGGATACCGTGTAAGCAGATCCGAAACAATGGCTATCACATCCACAGAATCAGGACGAAATTTGTGGGAAGTTATTGATGACACGCAAGGCGTAACATGGCAAAATATCA